AAGTATTTGTAGTCGACCAAGAAAGATTTGCAAATGCAAGATTAGGCAAGCAACAGTTCCATCGTTGGTCTAAATACGTTGGAGAAGATGATTTAGGTTTAGCAATTAGAGAGTATGGTATCAAAAACCCTCGCAAACCAATCGTCCTCAAAAACAGCCAGACTGGCGCAATGATTTATTTAAGATATGGTAAAGGATAAACTATGCTTACTCTATTAGGTTCGCTTCTTGGATTTGGTACATCGTTTCTACCAAATGTACTAGAATTTTTCAAGGCGAAAGCAGAACATTCACAAAAAATTGAATTGATGCGGTTACAATCAGAATTGAATGTAAAAGCCGCAGACTTACAAATTAACATACTTGACAAAGAAGCAGAAATTGCTGAAACGAAAGGTTTGTATGAGCATGATAAGAACTTGAAGGGTGGTGCGTTTATCGATGCACTACGTTCTTCTGTTCGACCTGTCATTACATACTTTTTCTTTGCTCTATTTGTTGCTGTCAAGGTGACAGGTTTGATGGTGTTGCTTGAGAGTGGACAATCAGTAAATGAAGCACTGAATGCAATTTGGGACCCAGAAACACAGTCTCTATTTGCGGCAGTTCTAGCATTCTGGTTTGGTTCACGCACAATCAGCAAATTTCAGAAGAAATAAGAGAACATCATGGATAATGAGTATCAAGACTTAAAACTCAAAGTAGGATTACTTGAGAAAGATGTAGACACTATGGGTCTGCTTTGCACAAAACTTGATACTACTATTGAGAAGGTACAAGAACTAACTTCAGCAATGACAAAGATGTTAGCATTGCATGAAGAGCGTATTGAAAAGCAAGAGCAACGAGATACAGAAATTTTGCGTATGCTTGAACAAAGACGCACAGAAACGGAATCAGGTATGAAAGAACTTCACAGTCGTATCACAACAACCGATAGGGAAACTCGTGCAGAACTTGCTAAAGTTGAAGAGCGGGTTGAGGAGACTGTTGCAGGTGCGATTAGTGAGGTTCTTTCAGAAGTCAAAAACCTCCGTCAACAGCAAGACGAACATCACAAGATTATGAACGAAAGACTGTCTACAGTCGAAAAGAAAATCTGGGTATTTGTTGGTGGTGCCGCAGTGATTATCTTTATTCTATCAAGATTGCCTCAATTCATCAGCCTTTTCTCATAAAATACCACTTGACAAACGCCACCTTTTAGTGTAATATAGACAAAATTACACAAAGGTGATTGTTATGGATTTGGTACTTGAACATAAATTCGTGGGTCTTCTATCCCCACGCCTAAACCAGTTTCAGCGCAAAGACAGCAACCTTTACAATTGTAGATGTCCCATCTGTGGTGATAGTCAAAAGACCAAGACTAAAGCCAGGGGTTATATCTATGAGCGTAAGGGTTCTTTGTTTTATCGCTGTCACAACTGTGGTGCAGGTATGTCGCTTGGTAACTTCATTAAAGACCAAGACCCGACACTGTACAAGCAATATGTACTCGAAAGATATAAGTCTGGGCAGACTGGTAAACGTCAAACTCGCACACAAGATGCGATTGAACAGTTTGATTTTTCACCCTCAAAAAATTTTGGAAATAGCACAAAAAATGCTCTTTCAGAGCGTTGTGACCGTATAGATATATTACATGAAAACCACTTTGCCAAGGAGTACGTCAATGCACGAAAGTTGCCAAAATCATCATATGATAGATTGTACTACGCAAGTGATTTCAAAGCCCTCGTATCAAGTCTCTTACCCGACAATTCATATAATCTAGTCGAAGACGACCAAAGATTGGTTCTTCCTTTCTTTGATGCCTTCGGGCGGATTATTGCCCTCCAAGGTAGAGCATTAAGTAAAGATAACGGGCTTAGATACATAACGATTAAAATTGATGAAGATGCCAATAAAATTTTTGGCTTAGATAAATGGGAGAAGACTAAAGAGACCATCGTTGTTGAAGGTCCAATCGATAGTCTGTTTCTTCCTAACTGCTTGGCAATGGCTGGTGCTGATGCCGACTTAAAATTCTTGGATAAGTCCAAGACAATAATAGCGTTAGATAACGAAAGGAGAAGCAGGCAAATTGTCAATCGTATGGAAAGTCTAATCGAACAGGGGTTTACTGTTTGCATTTGGGCAGACCATATCAAACAAAAAGATATAAATGACATGGTGCTTGATGGCGTATCTAATATTAATCAAATAATTAAAGACAACTCTTACGCAGGAATTATGGCGAAAGCAAAGTTGTCTAACTGGAAGCGATGCTAAAGGAAAACAGATGACAGAAACAATTATGGTTGAAAAGAGGGACGGTAGCCTTGAACCCTTAAATCTTGAGAAGATGCACAAGATGACATTCGAGGCAGTAGAAGGACTAGCAGGGGTTAGTGCTTCTCAGGTAGAAATGAATAGTGGGTTACAATTTTTTGATGGTATTAAATCGTCTGATATTCAACAAATCTTGATTAAGTCTGCGGCTGACCTTATCTCATTAGAAACACCAAACTATCAATATGTAGCGGCTCGTCTCTTGTTGTTCGCAACAAGGAAAGACGCACTCGGACAATTCGATTACGTTCCACTGTATGCTCTTATCAAAAAGAACATTGACCGTGGCGTATACGACCCATCAATCCTTGAAAAATATACACAAGAAGAAATCAACTGGCTTGATAAACAAATCAAGCATAAGCGTGACTTGTCTTTCACATATGCAGGTCTACGTCAAATCGTAGACAAGTATCTTGTGCAGGACCGTTCTAGTGGGGAAGTCTTTGAGACACCTCAATACATGTATATGTTGATTGCCGCCACCATGTTCGCCGAGTATGATAAAACTGAAAGGTTAACATATGTCAAGCGATACTATGATGCTATTTCTCAGCATTATATTAACATCCCTACGCCTGTTATGGCAGGGGTACGCACTCCTATTAAACAGTTCGCTAGTTGTGTTCTTGTCGATAGCGATGATACTCTTGACAGTATCTTTGGGTCCGACATGGCTATTGGTCGCTATGTTGCACAAAGAGCAGGAATCGGAATCAATGCGGGACGCATTAGAGCCATTGGGTCTCGGATTCGTGGTGGAGAGGTTCAACACACCGGGGTTATTCCTTTCCTTAAGAAGTTCGAAAGCACCGTTCGGTGCTGTACTCAAAACGGGGTCCGTGGCGGGTCTGCTACTGTTCATTTCCCTATTTGGCACGCCGAAATAGAAGACATTCTAGTGCTAAAGAACAACAAAGGTACTGAAGATAATCGTGTTCGTAAACTTGACTACTCTATTCAGATTTCTAAGTTGTTCTATGAGCGTTTTATGAAAGACGAAGATATCACACTATTCTCACCACATGAGGTTGAGGGTTTGTATGATGCGTATGGTACACCAGAGTTTGATGAACTGTACATGAAATATGAACGGGCGCACAGTATTCCAAAGAAGAAAGTCTCAGCAAGAGAACTCTTCGGTGACTTGCTAAAAGAACGTGCGGAAACTGGTCGTATCTATATTATGAACATCGACCACACGAACTCACATAGTTCGTTCCAAGATAAAGTGAATATGTCGAACTTGTGCCAAGAGATTACACTACCAACTACACCAATTCAGCATATCGATGGTGAAGGTGAAATTGCACTGTGTATTCTATCAGCAATCAATGTCGGTAAGTTCACACTCGACAACCTAGATGACATGGAAGAATATGCTGATTTGGCTGTTCGTGCCCTTGATAGTCTAATTGATTTGCAAGGATATCCCGTCCAGGCGGCTGAAATCAGCACTAAAGCACGCCGTAGTCTAGGTATTGGATACATTGGTCTTGCACACTTCTTAGCGAAGAACAAAGCGAAGTACGACACACAAGAAGCATGGGATGCAGTACACAAACTAACAGAAGCATTCCAATACTATCTACTGAAAGCATCGAATAAAATGGCTGAAGAAGTAGGCGCATGTGAATACTTCCCTCGTACAAAGTATGCTCAAGGTATTCTACCGATTGATACATACAAGAGAGATGTAGATGAAATTACAAATATGGAGTTAACATATGATTGGGAATCACTACGCAAATCCATCAATGAACATGGCTTACGACACTCAACGCTATCAGCGCAAATGCCATCGGAAAGTTCAAGCGTTGTCTCCAACGAAACGAACGGAATTGAACCTCCGAGAGATTTCATTAGCGTCAAAAAGTCGAAGAAAGGTCCACTCAAACAAGTCGTCCCTGACTTTCCTCGCTTGAAGAATTTTTACACTTTGCTATGGGACATGCAGGGTAATGATGGCTATATAAAGGTTGTCGCAGTCATGCAGAAATTCTTTGACCAAGCGATTTCTGGCAACTGGAGTTACAACCCAGAACAATATCCAGACAATGAAGTACCGCTATCAGTAATGGCGGGCGACCTACTTAAAACTTACAAGTATGGTTGGAAGACTTCTTATTATCAAAACACATATGATAGTAAGAGTGACAGTGATGCAACTGAAGTTGCACCACCACAGGGTTATCAACTGCCCGAACAAACAAATGATGATGAAGCGTGTGATGCTTGCACGATATAAGGAAAGAGAGAAAAATGACAGTATTTAATCAGAACGTAGTTGACTACAAAAAACAACCAATGTTTTTTGGTGAGGAGTTATCCGTACAGAGATATGATGAATTCAAATATCCTATTTTTGATAAACTAACTCAGAAGCAACTAGGGTTCTTCTGGAGACCTGAAGAGGTATCGTTGCAAAAAGACCGAAACGATTATCAAGAATTAACTGAAGAGCAAAAGTTTATCTTCACAGCAAATCTACGCTATCAGACATTGCTCGACAGTGTACAAGGTCGTGGACCGTGTTTGACACTACTACCATATTGTTCACTACCAGAACTAGAAGGTTGTATTGTAACCTGGGATTTCATGGAAACAATTCACTCTCGTTCATACACACATATCATCAAAAATCTATATTCAAATCCAGCAGATGTTTTTGACGATATTCTTGTGAACGAAAAGATTATTGCTCGTGCAACTGCGGTTACCGAACGCTATGATGACTTTATCGAATATGCGAAGCGTTACGAACTTGGAATGGAAGGCTTCACTGATGAATATGAACTGAAGAAGCGTCTGTATCTTGCACTTGTAAGTATCAACATTCTTGAAGGTATTCGTTTCTATGTTTCATTTGCATGTACATTTGCATTTGGTGAACTACGCAAAATGGAGGGGTCTGCAAAGATTATCTCATTCATTGCGAGAGATGAAAGTCAACACCTTGCAGTGACACAACATATCATCAACAACTACAAGAACACTGAAAAAGACCCAGTGATGTTGAAAGTGATTGCAGATACAGATGAGACAATCTATCAAATGTATGAGGAAGCAGTTGGTCAAGAAAAAGACTGGGCGGCTTACCTGTTCTCAAGTGGTTCGATGATTGGTCTGAACGAAAAACTACTCAGCGACTATGTAGAGTTTATGGCTAATCGCCGTATGAAAGCGATTGGATACAAACCCCTATATAATCAAAGTTCTACTAACAACCCACTACCATGGACTGAACATTGGCTGTCATCAAAGGGAATGCAGAATGCACCTCAAGAGACAGAGATTGAAAGTTATGTGATTGGTGGTATCAAGCAGGATATCGAAAAGGACCAATTTAAGGATTTCAGCCTATAATGACAATAGAAGACATTCAATGTTACGAGTGTGAGGCAACATTTCGCCTCACATTCAATATGGACGAAAGGTTTTATAAACCTAAATTTTGCCCGTGTTGTGGCTCTGACAACATTGATTACGACATACAAGAAGACGAAGAAGAGGATAACTGGGATGAATAATGTATCATAAATAAGTCATAAGGTAACTTAATGGCTTAAATATGATACATATCGGAATTGACTATAGTATGACTTCTCCTGCCGTCTGTGTTCACGACGGTGAAAGATATCATTTTCACTATCTCACATCAGTAAAAAAATACATCGGAGACTTTGGTAAAAATATCAAAGGTTGGGAATATCCTGCATGGGATAAACCTGAAGAGCGTTTTGATAAGATATCAAATTGGGTCTTCCGATGTATTCTTCAACATTGTGACGCTAACTTCGGTCTCAACGAAAAGATGAAAGTTGTGATTGAAGGTTACTCTATGGGTTCTAAAGGTAAAGTTTTTCACATTGCAGAGAACACAGGTATTCTCAAATACAAACTGTGGCAGAAGAACATCCCATATGACATTCCCGCTCCAACCACAATCAAAAAATTTGCGACAGGCAAAGGTAATGCAGACAAGCAAAAGATGCATGACCACTTCTGTGCAGATGCAGGGTTCAGTGTGGCTGAACAGTTAGGTTGTAGTGAAACTGCAAACCCTTGTTCGGATATTGTCGATAGTTATTTTATTTGCAGATACGGAATGATTCCAGAACATTCCGCATAACAACCTTGCCAAAATAACAATACTGTAAGGTCCAATTTTAGACTTTGGTCTTATAAATAAATGTGTCAGCATCGCTGACACAATCACATCCAAACGGAGAAAAAACAATGAAGTACGCCCAAAAAATTTGGCGGGCTTTATTTGCGGGTCTGGGAACAAGAGATGCCGGAAACGGATTAGTTCGAATGTTTGAAGTAGAGTATGCTAATGAAGCACGTTTAATGAACAAAATACACGGTTATATCACACCACAAATGGTCGAAGAACGACTAGAACTGTTGAAGAAGGAAAGATAAGGAAATGTCAACAACACTCACATACACATACACTTACTACTGCAAATTCTGTGACGCAGTAGCAAAAGGTTTCAAAAAATTTATCAAGGTCACAGAAACAATGGGATATTCAAGAGCGGCTTCACAGTTGGCGGCAATGGGATATCACGAAGAAGCAAAAGAAATTATGATGCAGTTGAAGAACATCAAGGAGGCAAAGTAATGCGACTTCTTAAAAAGTTCTTCAGTAACATATTCGTTACTCGATTTGACGCAGAGCGTAAGGCTATCGAAGATTATCTTGCTAAGTCTACTGACCTTGTTGACTTGGAGCGCCGTCAGCGAGAACTCACATTTGGCAAGAAAGGCTGGCTTTAATTATGTTCCCATATACGACAGAAGAAAATGATTTCATTAGTGGACGTTAAATAGTATATCTCCTTTGGGATATAGACTTTTTGGTGTTTTTCGTGTATACTCCTTATACATATTAAAAAATTAGCATATTCTTATATGCAAGGAGAACACTATGAAAACATTAATCACATATTTGACAATCGCAGTAGGCACAGTAATTTTCACATTCGGTCCTGCACATGCACAAGAGGTTGTTGTTGAATTTGACAGAGAGTTACCATTCAAGTCATATAATTTCACAAGAACATTCTCAGACAAAGATGAATTTGAAATGTGGTTAGCAACCCGACTTGAAGACAAGGGGTGTGACCCATATCTCAAAACGATGAAAATAAAATTCAAATAAAATCATTTAGGGGGTTGACAGCCCCCTCTTTTTTTGCTACTATCTAGGTGTAGTCATTGATAGGAGATATATTATGAATTATGCAGTAATGCTTGATGTTGCCCACGATTGTCCTTTTGACGTTATCACACAGATGATGTCTGACCATAAATGTGTCGCTATGAAAGTTATTGACCCCAACGGACCTGGGGGTGGGAATCCATTCGTAGAGTTTCAGTTTGAAACTGCTGATGATGCAGATAATTTTACCAAAGAATTCCATAATTCCTGAAAAAAACCCTTGACAAGCCTTCACACTTGTTGTACTCTGTATATGTAAGTTGAGACAAGAAAGAGAGATACATTATGTTACTACCAAACGGTGCGATGATTAAAAACGATGTGATTGAGTGCTTCAACAAAGCAGTTGCTAATCCTGAAAATCTGCACGAAGGCGGTGGTGTCAACTGGGACTTTGTTGATGCTGATTTGAACATCGAACTCGGTGCGTTCTACGCTACTGATTATCTCTATGAATGTTTCGAAGTTCTTGTCGATAACTATTTTGCGTGAGGTGTTTGTGATGAACGAAGTTGTTCGTGATATTGAAATTCTTGAGAATGCAGTGATTGCGTTTTCAGAAGGTGCATCTGATGAGAAGTATGCGGCTCTCTGGTCGCTTGAAAAACTTCTCATTGAGAAGAAAGATGCTGTTCGACAGTTTGAAATGGAGGCGAATGACTAGTGTTTTACAATCAACCTGCTCTAGCCTACAACTTAGGCGAAAAAGTTAACTGGGAAGCATTCTTCTCTATGGTTAACGATTTAGGTTCGCAGTTGAACGAAAGACAATTGCGGTTTCTCAAAGCCCGATTGATTGAGAGTGCTATCGCTCGTATGTCAAAAGGTGAGATTGAATGGGTCGACCAAATTGGTCAAGACCATCAGTTCGAAGATGTTCGCATTGAAACTAAGTTCTGTACGAACTCTCTCACTACAGCAAGAGGTGGCTTGAAAAAGGGTCGCATCACTTCTGAAATCAAATTAACAAACACATTGGGGTCTAGCGATGGACGTTCACTTCCTGACACTTTTGACTACCTTCTCATTGTTGACACTGACGCTTGTGCAGTGGTCAGCCGAGAAGCCTTGCTACCTTACGTTACCAGTGCTGGCGACGGATTGAAAGCAAAAGTCCCGTTTGATGAACTAAATTTTGTTGCATTTGTCGATAAAAATACCTTGACAAGGGGTAAGAATGTTGATATAATGTCCAAAGTTGATGACATGTTATTCGCCCTTGCGGATAGTTATCTAAACTAAAAAAGGAGGTCCTATGGACTATGAAATCTGTGAAAACTGCTACGATGAAGTGACTAAACTCACTAAAGTTGGTGGCATGGAAGTTTGTAAAGAATGTAAGATTGAGATGGGTTCATCTTCAGTTGCCGTTCTTGACAATATGGACGATATGATGGGCGTTGCTACTGATGAGCAAGTGCTTGGTCATTACTCCGACATTGCGAATGCAACTTCTGCATTTGACAATGAATGGTAAAATAACCCTTGACACTATATAAGATACCTGTTATTATAGTGTATAAATAGAAATTCGATATGCAAGCGTTGCATTGATTACGCAGACCAAGCATATCGATGAGAGATGGTCAATAGTTGGTAAGTGCAATTCTAGCCACCATCTCACTAATCGAAGGAAAGAGTTGAAGCGAGGCTCCTCTTTTCTAGGTAAGGACCGCAAGCGGGTGGGTGGTTCAGTTAACGAGGCGGGAATGTGGGGCTGTCGTTACACCTTTATTAATCAGATAGGAGGCACTAATCATGCTTCATAAAATTTCAGACATGTGTGATGTTGTTTCAGTAATGTATGACAAGTCAATGCACCTCAGACGACTGAAATACGACACACCGAAAGATAAGAGAAATGAAGTTCAAATACAATCTCTTATCGATGACATTCAGGCATTGGCTTTGCAAATCGCACACGACAAAAGCCATTATTCTAAAGATAGTGTGCAAGATTAGGAGACCAGTATGAGAGAAGATATCATTAACGCTATGATTGCCCATGCAAAAGGACACATTGCAAAGCATAAAGCAAATGTCGAAATTTATTTGCAGAACGCAGTTGGTGTTGGTGAGCATCCTGACATTCTTGAGAGCATCGAAAAGGAACTAGACCTTATTGCTCAATATGATGACCAGATTGAAATGCTCAACAAATACTTTAAGTCATAAGGACCCTCAATGATATGGAAGATATCGAAAACAACTCAGATAACAAAATCATCAAATCGCTCTTCGGCGATGACAATCGTGTCATTACAAAACCTGTTGTACATGTACACACATACTATCTCAGTGGTACCATCGGTTCTTCTGAAGAATATATTGAACTCTTTGAGACAATACGCAATTCAAGCAAAAACGACATAGTTCGTTTACACATCAATAGTTATGGTGGCGACTTATTTACAGCCATTCAGTTTATGCGAGTATTAGGCGAAACAGAAGCGCAAACAATTGCTTCAGTTGAGGGTGCTTGTATGTCTGCCGCCACCATGATTTTCCTCGCCTGTGACGGGTTTGAGGTTTCAGCAAATTCAATGTTCATGTTCCACAATTATTCTGGCGGTGTAGTCGGTAAGGGTGGTGAGATGTTTGACCAACTCGTACATGAACGCAAATGGTCAGAAAAACTTCTTAAAGACGTTTACACAGATTTTCTTACGACTAAAGAATTTGAACAGATTATGGAAAACAAAGATATCTGGATGGATGGTGATGAAGTTGTGAAGCGACTGAAGAAGTACGCAAAAAAGCCCGAAAAGTCTACCAAAAAAGCCCTTGACAACGAAGAGTAAACCTAGTATTATATATCTGTAATGAGAAAGATATATGATATGTTAGAAAATGGAATAGTAATGAAAAAAGAAAAGGTGATACTTGTTGACTGTGATGGCGTTATGCTCGACTGGGCATATGCATTCGATTGTTGGATGGAAAGTCATGGTCATGTTAAAGTGAATGATACTGTGTATGATATTAGTCAAGCATACGGTATCGAAAAAGCAGTTGGTAAACAACTAGTACGAACTTTCAATGAAAGTGCCGCTATTGGCTTCTTGCCTCCTTTGCGAGATGCAGTGTATTATCTAAAGCAACTGCATAAAAAGGGTGGTTATGTATTCCACTGTATTACAAGTTTGAGTTTAGACCCTCACGCACAGAAGTTGCGTAAGAAAAATTTAGAGAATTTATTTGGTGAACATCTGTTCGAAAAGTTTGTGTTCTTAGATTGTGGTGCTGATAAAGATGACGCACTGATGGAATATCAAGGCACAGATTGTTTCTGGGTAGAAGACAAAGAAGAGAACGCTCGTGTTGGCAAAGCATTAGGATTGAATTCTATTTTGATTGCACACGAAAGCAATGCGAATGTGACAGACATCCCTCGTTATGCGAAGTGGAAAGAAGTCTATAATCACATTATGGATTGCTAAAGAGTTAGTCCTCGTAGTTCAGCCGGATAGAACAACTGTCTTCTAAACAGTAGGTCGCAGGTTCGAATCCTGCCGAGGACGCCAAATTACGAATGGGCTTGTAACTCAGCCGGATAGAGTACCTGTCTACGAAACAGGATGTCATAGGTTCGAATCCTATCAAGCCCGCCAGGTTTAACAGTTTGGGGTAATGGTCACATCCCAAAAATTGATTTGAAAGTGACCGACTTAGGAGAAGTAAATATGGCTAGAAAAGCAAAACCACAGGCAACGAAAATTCTTTCTGCACTTCAGTCTGGTGAGACATTCACAGCGAAGCAAGCATCAAAGCGTTTCCGTATGCCAGTTGAAAACGTGAGCAAGCGTGTGTATGACCTTCGTAATGCTGGTTATTGCGTATATGCAAACAAATCTGCGGGTACCCGTGAAGTAACGTATCGTCTTGGTACACCTTCAAAGGCAGTCATTGCCGCTGGTATGCAGGCACTCCGTGAGCAAGGCATCTCTGTCTAATGCACACTCCCAACTACGATTTTGAAAAAGATTTTCCTATCGCTCGTAAAACCGAGAAGCAGATAGCGAAGTTTCTTGTAGATGAACTCAGCATGAAGTTCATTGGTGAATGTGATAATTCTGATTATGACATTAAAATGGAAACTGCGGATGGTAAGCAATTTACTATCGAAATCAAAGAAGACTTCTCTTGTGAGCGAACAGGAAACATCGGAGTAGAAATCGAAAGTTGGGGTCGTAAGTCTGGAATTGCAGTATCGAAAGCAACATTGTATTTGTATAAGATACACGAACCAAGTGGTCGTAAGAGTATGTACGTCATTCCTACAACTAAGTTGAAGCGAATGATTAAAGAAAAACTCTGGCACCGAGAAGTAGTCGGTGGCGACCCTGGTTCGAATTCCCGCAACTACCTGTTTGCACTTCCAATTGTGAAACAGAACTTCACATTCTTGGGGACACTAAAGGATTAGTCAGATGCGTAGGCAGGTAACTGTCAAAGCAACGATTTACGACAAAAGGGGTAAGATTTTGAGTAGGGGCGTAAACTCTTACAAGAAGTCTCACCCCTTTCATCATTCTTGTGCAACGAAAGTTGGTCGTTCTGATGCTATATATTTACATGCAGAGACGCAGGCGATTGTGCGTCTCCCGTTCGGTTCAAAGCCACATAGGATATTCGTTGAGAGATACGGAAGTGATGGAGAGCCTTTAATCGCCAAGCCTTGCGAGATATGTGAACTTGCAATCAAAGAGGCTGGCATCAAAATTGTGGAGCATACCTAATGTGGGCTTTAATATACATTCAATTGGTTTTTCCAACATCGGGATTGTCTGATGTTGATGCAACGTGGTACGGTACATACAGCGATATAGATAAGTGCTTCATGGCACGAGAAATGTTGCTACTTGACCAGGGACATACTGACCTCTACCCAGAGGCAAACACACAAATTGTGTGTGTCAGGATTGACAAAGACAAATAATCCTGTTAAAGTAGAAAGGATTACAATGAAAGAACATAATCATTGTGGAACTGAAAAATGTTGTGGTCAATGTGAGACTGCAAGCAAAGGAGAATATTATGGGACTGATGCCAGCGTATTACACAACGACAAACTTCAAAAAGCGAAAGCAAAAAAAGAAGCCGGGGTGGAAACAGAGGGAAATAGAACATCAGAAGTGGATGAAGAAGCACGGTCTGGACCAGACCCAATCATCATCTAAAAAAGAATTTGTCGAATACAAACCACAACCTGTGTATCGCAGAGAAGTGAACATACCAGAGTGTTCGAACAATATCGGTGGTCATGCACCACGAAAAGAGGTACCAGTATATACTGGTGAATATGAAATTGGTCAGGCTTACAACAAAGGTGGACTTCAAGTTCTATCGAAAGCGGAAGCGGCTGACCCTGCAACAGGAAAAAGACGATGATGAAGATGCCTCGTGAAACTTATACATTCTCGTATTCAACGAGAGGAAACGACCCAGGAAATAACGAAGACTTCACAATGGAGTTTGAAGCGCAAGAAGTTTACCTAGATGAACTCCTTGAGAAATTTCAAAGATTTCTGTCGGCTTGTGGTTACTGCCTAAATGGTATGGAAATTCAAGCAGTTCGTATTGATGAAGATGACCATTCGCACTGCAACCACGATGATGAATATGACCCAGATGCGACACCATCGACATTACCAGAACCGCCTCGTTGGGCGCTTGATACGTCAAATAACTCATATAATCTTGGTGAAGTTACCTTTGGTTTTGATGGTTTGCATAAAAAAGAGCCAAAATAACCCTTGACATATATTTGATACTCGTGTAATATGTACATGTAATAATGATGAAAGAGGTGAAGAAATGTCAAATTCTGTGAAATATCCACTCTATCAAGTTGTCGAAATGGCTGTCTTGGTCGATAAGGTTCATGGTTATGACAAGACAAAAAATCGGTACACGATGGCAGAAATGCTTACGGGTAACACTGTCGTAAATGAGACAGTTGAAGCCGAAGATGTTGTATCCCTAATTGATTGGGGTAAAGAGCAACGTGGCTCCGATTTCTTTGTCTCTTTGCGTGACATTCTTTCTAAAGAAGAACTCCAAGCGTCACAGTTTGGTTTCGTTGCGTGTCTTCCATTTCTGAAGCGTCAGCAAGAACAAAAAGAGGCTCAGAAAGAAGAACTTGCAAAGACAACTGCTAACTCCAACTGGATTGGTACCGAGCGTAAGCGTGGTGAGTTTTTCGTCAAACTAACAAACAAACGATATCTTGATAATTACGGGTCGTACATCTACTCTGTAGTTACTCGTGATGGTGACTTGGGTGTGTTCTTTAGTCAGAACAAATTCGAGATTGATGAGGGTGATTGTTTCATTATGAAAGCGACACCAAAGCGTCATCAGGTTTCCAACTATCACGGTGGCAAAGAAACGATGTTCAATCGTGTTGTCATCAAAGAGGTCGTTGGAAAGAAGGAGTAATATGAAAAAACTAATAGCAACAATAATCGCAGGTGGTGCATTGTTTGCATCATCTGCTATGGCACAAGGTCAATACCAGACAACCATTCAGGTGAAATGGGACCATGTTGAGCCAGTGTATCAAAATCAAAGACAGATTACTGGTACGACAACCGTGTGTAACGATTATATTGTCAGAGGTAATGACAACAGACTAATCGGTACAATCATCGGTGGTGTGATTGGTAATAAGATTGACAAAGGTACAGGTGCTGTCATTGGTGGTGTTCTAGGACACGAAATCGGTAAAAGGGAATCTTCCAATGATAGAATTGAGAAGAGATGTACCAATCAACCTGTGTACGAAGACGTTCAAAGGTTTATGCACTATAACGTGTACTATCAAATCAATGGTAATACGCATATGACTAGAATGCATATCAAACCAACTGGTTCTTTGACAGTTCATTTGTACCCTAATCTAAGAGTGCAAGGGGGATTTTAATGGTGACAGAATTTACAATCTACTCAAAAGATGGCTGTTCGTATTGTGATAGAGCAAAAGCCCTATGCGATGCGAACAACCGCACCTATACTGAAATGAAGTTGGGTCGAGACATTACCCATGACAGGTTGATTGAAACAATCACAGAATATGGTCATAGTAGAACTATGCCTCTAGTCATTTGTAATGATGACGGTAATGGTAATCAATTTAGAATTGGTGGTTACACCGAATTAAGTGAATATTTCAAACAGGAGACTAAATAATGAAAACGGTAGAAGACTATAAGTCAGTTCTTAAGGAGAACATTGCGAATGTTGTATTTACAAAAGCCGACGGTAGTGAGCGTAAGATGCGCTGTACCCTCGATGCAGGATACCTGCCAGCAGTTGAAGCCAGTAAATCTGAAAGTTCAAGTAAGAAGCCTTCAACAGAAGTTGTGGCAGTCTGGGACCTCGATGCTGAAGGTTGGCGTTCATTCCGTATCGATAGTGTAAAAAACTTTTCAACGGAATCCTAAAAAACCCTTGACACCTCTAAATAACTTATGTTATGATACTTGTGAAATGAATGAGAGGTGCCTACATGGCTAAACGTAAAAATATCACTGTTGATACTCAGTACATGGGTCCCGAGCCAACTTGGGACGATGTATTGAAGTTGTCAGACAAAGAATTCAGTACCAAGTACATGAATGCTTTGAACTGGTATAATTATTATTTTGATAAGTCGAAGGCTAAATCAAAAGTCCTCGAATATCTAAAGGTGTTTGACCCAGACAATCTCAAAGCGAAAGATGCTTGTAAGAAGTTGCCCGACTGGGCGTTTGGGTCTACTCTAACTGCTATTTGTACAATGCGACTTAATGGGTGCAATCGAAATCCTGTGAAATCTGATGGCTCAAATGAAGACTGGGTTGTCAATAAGATGAACGAATTGATTGAACAAGCAGGTCGTATTGTAGAAGAGAAGCAAGAGACTGCTAAAGTCATTGAGAAGCCCGTACAGACGCTCCAGGAGCGTGTATTCGCTACTGCACAGAGACAGTCTGAAGGTATCGATGAAGCAATCGATGCGGCGATTGAGAACGACTACAAGACAGACTTCAACACATACAAATATCTTCAGAAAAACCAAGTCAAAGGAGCAATCGCTAAACGCATGATTGACTTCTATATTGGTGAGGCTCAAGAACTTCAAGATGCGCTAAAAGGCGAAGATGAGCAATTAGTCGAAGGTTATAGCCATATGACTAAGGCAGAACTCAAGCGGTTCGCTAAACTGATGGCAGATGTTGTTGCAGATATCGAACGGTGGGTAGAGAACCAAAAAGCCTATCGTAAGCCTCGTAAGAAAAAGGCTGTTCCACTTGAAAAGCAAGTGGCGAAAGTCAAATATGCAAAGACAAACGAAGAACTGAAACTTGTATCGATACCACCTGAAAAGGTAGTTGGTGCGATGGTCGTCTGGGTCTACAATGTAAAGTATCGTAAACTTGGTAAGTACGTTTCCAGTACAAGAGATGGTTTCTCGTTCAAGGGAACTACACTTCAAAGGTTCGATGAAGAACAATCGATACAAAAGAAATTGCGAAAGCCAGAAGAAGTGCTAGAGCGTTGTCTGTCAGGTGGCAAGATTGTAATGCGTAAACTGATGGATGAGATAAAAACAAAAGAACAGAAGATGACAGGTCGCTTCAATGAAGAGACAATCATTCTTCGGGTGACAGACCTATGAGTATTTGGGACGGTGTAAAGATTGGGCTAGGTATTATTCTAGCCTACGTTTTGTTCAAAGTATTTCTTTTTCTGCTTGCCGCTATGCTAGTAATACTGTGAATATATAATAGGTAACTGAAAAGGTAATAACATGATACTCGTTGATTTGAACCAAGTAATGATTTCTAATCTGATGATGCAGATTGGTAATCACAAGAATATTGAAATCGAAGAGAGTTTGGTTCGCCATATGGTTTTGAACTCACTTCGGGCATATCGGAGTAAATATTTTTAGAAGT